GCGATTCTCGCTGGAACTGCGGGTGTTTGGGCTATGCTGGTTAGCAACGGCACGAACTGGATCATCATGGCGTCCTAATGGGATGGGGGCTTCGGCCCCCTGACCTTCACGGAGAAGCAATCCGAGAGGCATAATTGTTCATGCGATACCTTCGCAACAAAAAAGATGGCTTCATCTACGAGTGGCATGAAATCCTTGCCGCTAACCCTATGTGCGAGGAAGTCACGGAGGAGCAAGCGTTCCCCGAGCGCTTCGTGAAGCCTGAGGTTGTAGAAGAAGTTAAGAAGGCTCGTATCAAGCGTAAGAGCACGCTCGATATGACCACGGAACTCCCTTCTGAGCCGGATACCACCATGCCGGAACTGGCTGCTGAAGCTGCTAGAGGGCTGCCGTAATGACTCCGCAGGATGTTGTCACTGAAGTTCGCCGTATGGTGAACGATACTCGGGTGCCATACCGCTATAGTGATACCGTCCTGCTGGGGTTCGTTAACCAGACTCTGCGCCGTATGGCTGTACTTCGGCCAGACTTGTTCTCGGTTATGACCTCGTTCACTACAACTCCGTACACTGTGATACAGGACTGCCCTGCTGACTCGGTGCGACTCGTAGAGGTATTTGCGGTAGTTGACGGAAACGCGATAACTGAAGTATCCAGAGATGTAATGGACCAATCTTATCCCGAGTGGCGTATCGGTGGGATTGATCTATCTGGCATACCTGTAAACTTCATGCGCCACGTGCGCAACGCCAACAAGTACTTTCTCTACCCCGCACCAATTGCCGGTATAACTCTTTCTGCTGAATACATTCAGACACCGCCAGTGTATGCAATTGGCGACACGATCTCGGCTCCAGATGACTCTTACCTCCCAGTAATCATCGATGGAACCGTTTTCTTGGTTGAGTCTGTAGACGACGAGCATGTATCTAGCGGAAGGGCGAAACTTTTCCTAGACTCGTTTGTACAAGCACTGGGAGTCGGGTTACAGTCGCGGGCAGTTACTGACTTTGAGGCTGGCGGACTTCCGTACGCCAACGGTGGGCGGATGGCTAATCCTCGCGTTGATGGGGTGGTATGATGGTGATGCGCACCTTTGCCTCGCTTATACCGAAGGTCAGTCCGGTTGTTGCTGGATGCCCCACGCCTACGCTCATCCAGTACATTCGGGATACTGCCATACGGGTATGTGAGCGCACGCTAGCTTGGCGCTACCAGATCCCGCTCTACAACCTGCTTCCCGGTGTGCATGAGTATCCGTACGCGGTTCCTGTCGATACGCAGTGTCATGCTGTGTTCTCTGCGCTGCTCAACGACACACCACTGGAGATCCTGACGCTTGAGCAGGCAATAGAGAAGTACCCCAAGTGGGTTGATCTCTACAGCGGCGAATCACTCGAAACTGTTTGGAGCCTGACTCCCCCAACTCCGTACAACACCGCCCAGTTCAATGCGTCGCAGTTTAATCCGGGTGAGGACTATGTTCTCCCAGAGTCGATTATTGCGGACGGCACACAGCCCAGATCGCTGTGTCAGTTGACTCCGAATCGCTACATCGTTCTTCCGCTGCCTGACGATGCTACGTATCAGATGCGTATGTTCGTAGCACTGAAGCCTACGCGGATCGCAGAGGGCATGGACGATGGACTCTTCGATGAGCTTGAGGACGCTATCATCCACGGGGCACTTCAGCACCTTCTGCTAATCCCGAATGCTGCATGGTCAGATAAAGAACTGGCGTCTTACCATGCGCGGCAGTTCCTCTTTCAGCTTACAGAGCGCAGAGCAAGAGCAAACATAGGGGCTGCTCGCGGGACACTGCGAGTCAAGTTCCCCTCTTTTGGCGTGTAGTAGGACACAATCATGGTTCAGTTAGCGACTAACAACGCCTATGCACTTGTACCCGGCGCTGTATCCAGCGTAGCTACGTCCACCACTATCGAGACTGGCAAGGGTGCGCTCTTCCCTATTCTTGGAACGGGGGACTACTTCTACGCGACTCTTGTAGACGTAGTAGGTAACTACGAGATCATAAAGGTCACTGCTAGGACAGGTGATCTACTTACATTTGATCGTGCCCAGCAGGGTACATTAGCGCTTCCGTTCCCAGCAAACAGCCGTATCGAACTCCGTGTGACTGCGGGTAGCATTGTTGGGGAAGGAGGTGGAGGCGGCGGTACAGTAGCTTCAGCAGATGTTACGTATACCCCATCCACGCTTGCAAATTGGACAGACGGTGTTGATCCCGGTCAGGTAGATGATGCCCTAGATCAGCTAGCAGCTAGAGTAGTTGCGGCGGGAGATAGTCCTGAAGACATCATCATTGCCTGTTCTGACGAGACTACGGCACTGACCACTGGCACGGCCAAAGTCACGTTCCGTATGCCGTACACCATGACGCTGGATCAGGTGCGAGCGAGTCTTTCTACAGCGCAATCATCAGGATCTATCTTCACAGTAGACATCAATGACGGCGGCACTTCAGTCCTTTCAACCAAACTCACCATCGACAATACCGAGAAGACCAGCACAACGGCAGCCACGCCTGCGGTAATCAGTGATAGCACTCTGGCAGCAAACGCTGAGATCACTATCGACATCGATCAAGTTGGCGACGGCACGGCAAAAGGGCTGAAGGTCATCCTGAGCGGGACACGCGCCTAATGGGCACAATTTATATTCCGTATCGGGGGTCTACAGGTGACCCGTACTACGCCAATGTTGCGCTGCTTTTGCACGTAAATGGATCAGGCGCAGTTACAACGGGAAATCTTATCGACAGCGGCCCAAATAATCTGTCTCCGACATCTATCACTGGTGGGTCATTAAACTACCAATCCCCGATAAAATGGGGTACTAACTCTATCAGCGGGGTTGGTAGCTCTGTTGCGTTGTACGCAGACTCTGCTCTGTGGGCCTTTGGTTCCGGTGACTGGACAATAGAGTGCTGGGCCTACTACGCATCATTTAGCGGGGGCTTTGCACAGGGGTTCACCCAGTTTTTTATGGGGCAGTCTAATGGCTCGCTTTCAGTCGCAAACTCTGCGTGGGGCTTGGGTTACGCACAGGTGTCATCCATTCCAAAACCCTACGTGTCTATTATTGGTGCTTCGCAAACACCTTATGATATGACCGGAACAACCACGCTCAGCAGTGACACATGGCACCACATAGCCGCTACCCGTGTTGGAAATACGGTGCGCCTTTTCCTTAACGGCGCGGTGGAAGCAACAAATACAATGTCTGAGGCTGTGCAGGATGTTCCCGGCCAGCTTGCCATTTGTGGTTATGGTAACTCTGGGTATCCTTATAACTCGGGCGCGATAATCGACGATATCCGTATTACCAAAGGCGTTGGGAGATACGCTGGTACATATACCGTACCCTCCGCCGCTTTCCCTGATTTCTGAGCCACTTACCTAACTAAGGCACCGATAATGTCGTACGAAGGCGAAGAGCGCAGGCGAGAGCGGGCAATCGAGCACGCTGAGATCGAAGAGGCGGTATCGTGTGCAGTCAAGAAAGTTTTTGCTATACTGGGTGTGGATATTGACAAACCCGAGTCTGTAGAGTCTTTCCGTGAGGATCTTCGCTTTGGTAGACGGATGCGTAGGGCAGCCGATCATAGCTTCCTAGCATTCATAGGTGTCCTCACGGTAGGACTTGTATCCGCCATGTGGTTTGGCCTACAGAATTATGTACAGGGTGGGAAGTAGACATGCCAACTAACCTTACTGGACAGACAATATCCAGCACGTATGGGGAACTTCTCCACGTAAGTGGCGGTCCTGACGCTACCCTCAAGTCAGTCTATAGCGGTACGGGTACGGCTACTGCGCTCAACGTCAGCACGCTAGCTGTGTCTGTAGACAACATAAAGCTAGACGGCAACACGGTTTCTACGACGGACACCAACGGTAACCTGAACCTCGCACCTAACGGGACGGGTACTGTAGCTATTGGCAATGCCGCCATCACGGGCGGCACCATTACGGGTATCACTGATCTAGCTATCGCAGATGGCGGCACAGGAGCTTCTACTGCGGCTAATGCTAGGACAAACCTCGGCCTCGGCACGATGGCCACTCAGGCTGCCTCGGCGGTTGCTATCACTGGCGGCACTGTTAGCGGGGTTACGTTCAGCGGCTCGTTCAGTGGTATGGCACTGGTCGAAGCTACTACACTAGCAACCGGAAACGCTGCGGCAGGATGTAATCTTGCCGGTGCTACACTGGCCGCTGACGGTACAGACGCCAATATCGATCTTACGCTGACCCCCAAGGGTACGGGATCGGTGAACATCAGCAAAATCGCTGTTACTGCCGGAACTGTCCCCTATAACACGCTAACTGGACTCGCGCACGGCGAGTTCTGGTCTACTGCAGACCAAAGCACCACGGCAGATACAGCCACAGCGATTACGTTTACGGACTCAGCGGGGCACAACGCTGGCATTACGCTGGTGTCTAGCAGTCAGATTACGCTAGCGGCTGCGGGTATATACCGCATCATGGTGACGCTGCAGTTTGCTAACTCGGACACCGCAGACCGCACAGCGTTCTTCTGGTTTCGGAAGAACGGAACAGACATAACTGCGTCTGCGTCTAAGATAGCTATACCAAAGTCAGCGGACGGCGGCGCGATTCTGGCAGCAGTAGAGATACTGGAATCCGTTACTGCTGGGCAGTACATCGAGTGCTATTGGGCACCTGATAACGCGGCAGTTACGCTAGAGAACTTTGCATCTATCTCGTCTCCATATGTTAGACCGGCGATACCCTCGGTCATACTGACTGCAGTTCGTATAGGATAAGCACATGGCTAAGACACCTGCATGGACTCGTAAGGAAGGTAAGAACCCCGAAGGCGGACTGAACGCCAAGGGTCGCGCTTCCTACAACAAGGCGAACCCCGGTAAGCCCGGACTGAAAGCCCCACAGCCTGAGGGTGGCCCGCGTAGGGATTCTTTCTGTGCCCGCATGAAGGGTATGAAGAAGAAACTTACGAGTGCCAAGACGGCGAACGATCCGAATTCCCGTATCAACAAAAGCCTTCGGGCTTGGAACTGCTAGGAGAACTTTATGGCTGCGTCATTTAAGCCCTGCGCTAAATGCTCCTCCCCCGCCAAGTGCAAGTCTGCTGGCAAGTGCATGATGAAGCCCGGTGCCAAAGCGGAGAAAGCCGAGATGTACAAGAAGGGTGGCATGGTTAAGAAAGGGAAGTACTGATATGACCGTTTTACTCAAGAACAACGCTATCGGATATCTCTCGACGCCGATTAGTGCGTCCGACGTTGGTCTTGCGCTTGAGACTGGTGATGGAGCTAACTTCCCTACGCTGTCGGCTGGCGAGTATTTCTACGCCACTCTTGTGGCAACTAACGGTGAAACGGAAGTAATCAAGGCGACGGCCCGAGTAAGCGACACGCTTACGATAGTTCGTGCCCAAGACGGAAGCACTGCGTACTCGTTTGCTGCAGGCACAAAACTTGAGATGCGTGTAAATGCAGCCACTGTAGAAGATGCAGTAGCTGACTCTATCGTTACCTCGCTTGCTGCATCTGACATTACCGTAGCTGATGCCGGTGGGTACTATGCGGCGACTGATGTCGAGGCTGCACTGCAGGAAGTTACTGCAGCTAGCAAGATCCGCATAACCGATGCTGGTAACTTCTACACGGCGACCAACGTCGAGGCTGCGCTTCAAGAGATCACGGCAGCCAGCAAGATCACTATCACCGACGCCGGTAACTACTACGCCGCCACCAATGTGGAAGCTGCACTTCAGGAAGCCGCTCAGGCTTCTAATATGGATATAGCCGACTCTGGTGGCTACTACACCAGTACGAATGTCGAAGGCGCACTCCAAGAAGCAGCGCAAGCGGGCACTATCATCATTACCGATCCGGGTAACTACTACGCCGGGTCCACCGTAAACGCAGCACTGCAAGAAGCCGCGCAGGCTAGCACTACCAAGATCACCGACGCTGGCAACTACTATTCCGGTGCTACGGTCGAAGCAGCACTGCAGGAGATCGGGGCGTCTGTAGCGGCTATTGGCCCCACGCCTAACGCAGCAGCGATCACTATTGCGGATGCCGGGAACTACTATACTGGCTCGACTGTCGAAGCTGCGCTTCAAGAAGCCGCACAGGCTAGCACCACGAAGATCACTGACATTGGTAATTACTACACCAGCACAAATGTCGAAGGTGCATTGCAGGAAGTAGGTGCGTCATTCGCATCTTCAGGCGCGAACATTATCCATGCGGTAGGGCGAGTCACTGCTGGTGCAGCACTGTCTGCTGGAGCTATTGGCTTTGCTAGCGTTGCTAGTGGCGGGACGGGTATCTACAACGTAACTCTGTCTACTGCAATCGCAGACCAGACGAACATTGTACCGATTGCTACTGCAGACCATAATGGCAGCACCACGGCTTCCTATACTGCTAGCTGTGATGTAACGAGTACCACCGTTATTCAAGTCAGGATCTGGAGCAACGGGACCAATCCCGTAGCTACAAGCCTTGGTTTTGGCATCGTTGTTTACAACACCACCCCGTAGAGGTTCATATGGACAAGAAGCGTCCGTTTAAGTCGAAGACTCTGTGGTTTAACGCCCTTGTGGCTGGCCTTGGTGCGTTTGAGGCTGCGGCTCCGGGCACGATTCCGCCCGGCCCGGCAATGATCGCTATCTCCGTGGTCGGCGCGGTACTGCGCGTTATGACCGTGGCTCCTGTTCGGTGATAGCCATATGGTGTTTCGGTTGTCGCAGAAGTCTATCGAGCGTCTGTCTGATGTTGACGACACCCTTGTTCGTGTCGTTATGCGGGCTATATCGCTGACCAAAGTAGACTTCGGAGTGATCGAAGGACTTCGTACTGAGGAGAAACAGCGCGAGTTAGTCGCCGCTGGAGCTAGTCAGACGATGGACTCGAAACACCTGACGGGCAAAGCTGTTGACCTTATGGCGTATATCAACGGGCGAGGGTCGTGGGAGTTGTCTCTCTATGATGATATCGCCCACGCCATGCGCGAAGCAGCCGTAGAACAAAATGTCGGCATCCGTTGGGGTGCCGCATGGATCATTCCAGATATACGTGTCTGGACGGGTCCGATGGAGACGGCTATGAACTACTACATCGATAGTCGCAGGCGACAGGGCAAGCGCCCCTTCATCGACGCTCCGCACTTTGAGTTGATTAACTGATGGCTGGGGTAAAGATCACCAACTTTCTTGGGAAAGCTCCCAAGATATCTCCAGAGCTTCTGCCAGAAGCTACTGCGCAGATCGCCACCAACTGCAAGTTGTACTCAGGTGATTTGATCCCCTACCCGATCCCCGTAGTTGCAGCGAACACGAACCGCACTGGTACGATCAAGACGCTGTACGGACTGCGTGATCCCGGCACTGACAGTTTGAAGTGGCTTTCGTGGCTTACCAACGTAGACATCGTTGTAGCGTCTGCGACATCTGAAGACGAGCAGCGGTTCTACTACTCGGGCGACGGTGCGCCAAAGGTAAGTAACTATGCGCTTGCTACGGCAGGTGTAGGTCCATATCCAACTGTAGGTGGGTACTACGATCTTGGGCTTCCTCTGCCAGAGGATACGTCTAAGCTAACCACCACGCCTGCGGTGTTCACTGCGAAGACCACTGCCTCGTACGCACGTGATGCTAGTAACACGGCAAAGATCATAACCAGCACACCACACGGTCTTCGGTCGGGTAACTTCGTGACTGTCACTGGGTTCTCCTACAAAGAGGGAACCTACTCGCAGCCCAAGGGAACTAACCGCACGGGCAGTTATTTTCTCGTTGCCGACACCTCCATAGTCCGGGTGACGATGACGGACCACGGGTTTGCGACGGGAGATTACGGCTACTTCACCTTCTCTGGTGTCTCCAAGTATGAAGGTAGCTATCAAGTTGTTGCAGTAAACAAGGACGAGTTCACTCTGACGGTGAACGATACGCCTAACACTACTGTCAGTGGCACCATCACATGGGAGAACGTGGGTACCGTCGAGGCTACGATCACGATCCTCAATCACGGGCTTGACGTTAGCGCCCCTGTAACCCTCGACTTCACAACTGGAACCGGGATCGACGGTACGTACAGCATCACGGAGATCCTCGACACAGACCGATTCAAGGTTGTGCTGCCTGCGTCTAAGACAACGGGCGGCGTTGTACGCTGGGATGTGCGTAGCTTCAATGGTACGAGCGTCGAGTGTACGGTCGAGGATGACACCACCTTTACCTACTTCAGCCCCGGACCCAAGGTTACTACCACGCCATTCACTGGCGGCAAGGTGGATATCGGCGGTCTGACGCAGAGCCGTACGTATGTGTACACGTGGGTCACACCGTGGAAAGAAGAGTCCATTGCTTCGCGTCCGTCCGACGATATCTACATCAAAGACGGCATCACGGTCACGGTTACCGACATACCGACTGCAAAGCCTACTGGTAACAACTTCGTTCGCGGTGTTCGGGTGTACCGTACTGTTACTTCGACCACGGGTACTGAGTACTTTAGGCTGAAGACTCTGTGGTTCCCCACGGATCTGGCTTCTGTAGCAAGAACCTCCGGTGTGGGCAGTGTTACTACAACTTATCCGCACAACTTAGACATCGACGATAGGTTCAAAATAAGCGGATGCTCAAACGCGAACTTCAACGTCGAAGGACTCAAAGTAACTGATGTCGTAAATGACTATACGTTTGAGTTCACGCTGGCTGGTGCGGACATAGCATCAGTTGCCGCTACCGGCACGCTCTACCATGACGCATCAGAAGATCCCGTTGAGGATACTGCCCGCTGGTGGGGATTCGGTAACTACGACTTCATCGATGACTTTGAGACATCGAACCTTCTGACGATCTTGTCTACGGATAACTACGACGCGCCACCCGATGATCTGCAAGGACTCACCGTAGCGCAGAACAACATCCTCGTAGGGTTCCGCAACAACGAGTTGTACTTCAGTGAGCCAAACCAACCGCACGCATGGCCGGAAGCCTACAAGGTCACTATCGAGTATGACATTGTGGGCCTTACTGCAATTGCCGGTAACATCTTCGTTGCGACTACAGCTTATCCATACCTCATACAAGGCAGTGATCCTGCCGCCGGTATGTCCGTCTCTAGTGTACCCGCGCTCTACCCGTGTCTCAGTGAGAACAGCATCGTCACCATTAACGGAGCGGTTCTTTACGCTACACATGACGGCTTGGTTGTCTACACTCCCGGTGGTATCCAACTCATCACGAAGGCTATTTTCAATAGTGACACGTGGAGTGTAGAACTCGATCCTAAGACTCTGATCGCTGTACCGTACGGAGATGCCTATGTAGGGTCACACTCTACTGGGGCACTGGTGTACGAGCGTGAAGAGGGAACTGCCGGATCGTTTGTCGATCTCGACTACTCCTTTACTGCCGCATGGTACGACACCCGGTTTAACCGGCTCTACTATACAAGTGGAGTTGCAGGAGACATCTACCTCTGGGATGAGTTGACCCAACCGGCTGCCACGTACGAGTGGAAGTCCAAGGTCTTCAAGACTGCGAACATGATTAACCTTGGAGCCGCACGGGTAATTGCTGACTACGAGGCTGGTGAGTTGTCTCCCATATGGGAAGAAGTAGACGAGGTGTGGGAAGCAGAGACTTGCACATGGGATGGGGTGAACCCAGTCACGTTCCGTATGTGGGCGGACAAAGAGCTTATTTTGGAGACTCCGATCTCGGACTCCGGTGTATTCAGACTGCCAGCAGGATACAGATCGGATACGTTTGAGGTGGGCGTGGAGGCTGACGTTCGCATTCGGGCGATCCACCTTGCCGAGACTCCCAGCGGATTGCGAGAGGTCTGATGGCTACCCGCAAGGCTAAGTTCACCGCCATCCCCAACCTCCCGCAGATAGGTGTTCCGGGGGAACAGGCGTTTGTACTGACTGCACTCAAGGAGAACGTCGATCTTCTTATCGGTGCCAAGGGCAGCAAGTACACCGACAGCAAGGCAGTAATCAAAGGCAGCCTCAGCGTAGTGCCAGCACCTGCTCCAGAGCTTGTTCGTGTAACTGCTGAAGGTGCGGGGTTCGCCGTTAGCAACGCACTGGTGCCAGACTTTGACGATTACGTTAAGCTAATCAACAACGTGCAGACGCTGACTAACGATGTCGCCGCGTTGCGGAAAACTCTCAACACTCTCATTCAGCAATTGAAGAGCTAACCATGAACCAGTCCACTCCGTCGCTCGATCTTCCTCCTGCACTCTCGCGGCTTCTGGGTATGCCTGCCGCTGGTGGAGCAATCCCCAAGTATGCGGCTGGTGGCATGGTTGGCCCCGGCGGTGCGCCGCAGCCCACTTCTGCGGGTGTCAGTCAGACACCCCAGCAAGGCAAACCGATGGACCCGCAGATGCTCGACATGCAGGTCAACCAGTTCGCTGCACAGAACCCAGAACAGGTTGCACAGATCCGCAACACCATCATGCAGGAGATGCAGACCGGGGAACTGACGCAGCAAGAACTCAACATGGTTGTCCAGTTGGCAACTGTTGCTGCCCGCAATCCTGAGATGTATTCGTACGTGCGCAAGTTTGCAATCCAGCAGGGCATTGCGACGGAGCAAGACCTGCCGCAGCAGTACGACCAAGGGCTTGTGTTTATCCTGCTTCTTGCTGCCCGTGCTGTGCAGCAGGACATGGGTGGACAGAACATGATGCAGGGCGGTAACCCCGCTGCAGGCCAGACAGCCATGCCATCTATGGCTAAGGGTGGCCCAGTACCCCAGTCGGCAAAGTCTGACGGAGGCGTTATAATCGAAGCCCATGAGGGTGAATACGTTATCCCGAAGAAAGTTGTCGAGATGAAAGGCAAAGAGTTCTTCGACAGTTTGGTACAGAAGTACAAGGATCTTTGATGTCTGAGATGGCTATAGAGATGTTGTCCGCAGAGCGGGTTAACGAACTCTGGCCTGAGCTTGAGCCGTACTTTACTGCCGCGTGTAAGGGTAATGAGATTGCCGATGATGAGATGGATGCTAACGACATCTATCTACTTACACAGACTGACATGGCTGTTGTGTTTGCTGGGTACATGGATCAGAAGCTGGCGTGCGTGATGGCACTACAGATCAACATGACCAACGGTCGCAAAGGTGCAGACATCATTGCTATGGCTGGAAGCGGGATGATGAAGTTCAAGACCCGATACTGGCCCAGCATTCTGGAATGGTTACGTGCCAATGGCGTACAGTTTGTAGATGCCTACGCACC